CCAGTTGAACCTGTAGCACCTGTAAATCCAGTAGCACCAGTTGAACCAGTTGCTCCCGTACTACCTGTAGCGCCAGTTGAGCCTGTAGCACCTGTAAATCCAGTAGCACCAGTTGAACCTGTAGCACCTGTAAATCCAGTAGCACCAGTTGAACCAGTTGCTCCCGTACTACCTGTAGCGCCAGTTGAGCCTGTAGCACCTGTAAATCCAGTAGCACCAGTTGAACCCGTAGCGCCAGTCAATCCTGTAGTTCCGGTTAAGCCCGTTGCGCCAGTATAACCAGTTGCACCAACTAAACCTGTAGATCCAGTAACTCCACTAGCAGAAATAGTAATATTTCCAGACCCATTAGTAATTTGAATATAGCTTCCAGCAGTCAAAGTATTTAATGCATATGAAGACCCACTACCAATTAATAGTTGACCATTTGTAGGAGCAGTTGATAAGTTTGTTCCACCTTTTGCTATTGGAATTACTGGAAGGTATCCAGTTGGAAAAGTTCCCGTTCCCGCAAAATCATTCATTTCTACAAAGTGCTGCACTGGATTTGAAAATATTTTTCCATTGACAGCATGAGAATAAACCACTTGTCCCATTTTAACTGCATAGTAAGGCGCAGTAGGTTGAGTTACAGTATACTCACCAGAAGTAGTAGGAGATAAATAAATTATTGCCCCATCGGTCACGCCGGGTATTCTTGATGTTGATGTATCTACACCATTTACCATCCCATGAGTTGTAATATATCCAAACTGATTTTTTGCAATATCCATTGTGGCAACTCCAATGGAATCAGCTTGGAATTCAGATGTTGCAAGGGCCAATGCTATTGCTGGAGTTTGTCCAACTACACCACTTAATATAACTGCTTGACCATTTAATACAGTATAGTCATTGGGGTTTTTAACTCTAATAAGTTGTTCTTGTCCTAAGTTTACAGTTACATCGCTAGCTTCATTATAATAAGCAAGAGTATGAGATCCACTATCATAGAATACTCTACCTTCTTGCCATGCTGATGAGGTAGCCTGTGGATAGTAATCGAGATATTGTTGAATAAGTCCACTTGTAACATTTATATAGTTACCAGATATTTGACCTAAATTATTAACATAAAATAATTTATCACCTATACTGCTATCTGCTTCTATTAAATTTGCAGTTTGAGAAGATGTTGACGTTACCAATAATCCGATATCAGTAGTTAATTTAGGAAGTATCTGAACGGTAGCTAGAGGATTTAAATTACTAGATCCAACATTACCAATTGCTATTTTTTTATTAGTATTATCACCAATAATTGTTTCTTGGATGTTTATTTTATTGGACTTTCCAACTAAAATACTTGGATATGCAGATCCACTACTTGTAATTTCAAGATTATTATTGCCAGATGTTGTAGTTGCACCTGCCCCGGCTACAGCTCCAATGTATATATTATATGACCCACTTGCATATTGTCCAGCAGTATCTCCAATATAAAGTGAATAATAAGATTTATTTGAACTTTGTCCGGCATTTTGTCCAATCATTATTGTTGAATACGCATCTTTAGATGCATTGCCAGCAAAATACCCCAGAGCAAATGTTTGAGCATTTCCTTGAGAGCTGTTTCCAGCAAAGTATCCTATGTATTGATTTTGAGTATTATTATATCCATATCTGCCAGCGCCTTCACCAATATATATTTGTGTATATTCAGTTCCACTTACGCTACCGCCTGCATCTTTACCTATTCTGATTATATCATTAAAAGCATCGAATCTTAATTCATATAGAGTTCCAGTTCCGCCCATATAGACACTGGTTCCAGATGTGACAACTCCAGATATCCCGGTGTATGTTGTTCCTCCACCAGAAACTCCAGTTGCATGAACTGTAATTGTTCCGTTGCCATTTTGGATAAGTATGCCAGAGCCAGAAGTTAATGTATTGAATACAAAAGAATTTCCGCTTCCTATGAGTAATGCACCAGAAGGAATTGACCCACTAACTATTGGATGTCCATATATTTGATTTGCATTCCATTGTGCAGTAGTATTACCCACTTTGGAAGGGCTTAGACTTGCAATCCAAGATGGATTGTAGTAATTTCCCGTTGTATATACGACATTGCTTAATACTAAAGTATTTCTTTGTACTACTGGCATATTAAATCCTATTTATTTAGTCTAGTGTAACTTTTAATCCGCCGCTTGGGAAAACAAACTGATCGCCATTTCTAATATTTCTGGCAGCAGTCAATTGTCCGTAAAACAAAACGTTGTCAGATTGGTCAGTTAAGAAAACACCCTCTACATTTCCAATGTCGGCAGAAAATGGCGCAGACTCTGGAAACTTTATATCCTGTCTATTATGTAGAGCTTGTGCGGTTCCACTTGAATATGGTTCAATCCAAGTTGTAGCATCTGCATTAACAGTTCTTCTAGCATATCCGCCACCAGTAAGTTCACTTGTGGTTATTCCTTTTTCTAAATCACTTGCAGTATATGTAGAAACTAAGCCAATTTTTATCTGAGTTGGCTTCGCAAAAGTTATATTTCTAAATATATGTTGTAATAAACCTGACTCTGCGTAATCTGTAAAAGCGCCCATAAAATCCTCCTAAAAAATTAAGTACTCATTACTATGATATACACAAAAATAAAAAAGGGCGCGCTTTTGGCGCACCCCTTTTTACTATATTTATTTATATATAAATTAGAAGCTGGCAGCAAGAACACGACGATTGTCGAGAACGCCGAATCCAAGTTCAGCCCAACCATAATAACCTTGACGTTGATTACGGTGTAGAGCTTCGTCTTCGAAGATTTCAACTTCACGACGAACTGGCATAACGAATGAGTCGCGATTGTTTAGGTCAAGACCAACAACAAGCTCAACGTCACCTGAACCAAGTGAACCAGCAAGATCATTAACAAAGAAGTTTTGATATTCTTGTCCATCGCCTAGTTCGAATAGGTCTGTCAAGTTAACACCGAAAATTCTTGTTAGAGGAGCGCCATCGCTAGCAGCTTGATAAACTTCACGACGTGAAATTTCGTCTAATTGATCAATACCCCAGTTACGAATGTCTTCGATAGCTTCTGGTGATAGGAATAGATCTGTAAGACGACCAGTTGCAGTAACAGAGTTACCACCACCGTTACGGCGCATAACGTTCTTAGCTAGAGAGATAAGTCTCTTTGTGAACTGGCCGTTAGCAGCATCACCGTCATAAACCAAGATGTTACGGTCAACTGTGGCAGCAAGAATTGTGTGCCAACCGTCATCATTGATCTTCTTAACGAAACCGGCTTCAAGAACTTGCATAGCACGAGCTACGATGTCCCAACGGGCTTCGCGAGCATAGCGTAGTAGGAAGTCAATGCTGTTGGTGATGCCGTAGGTATTAACCATGACGTAATCGCCTTCAACATGCTTCTCAGGAATACGACCGTGACCCGGATTGGTGTAGGCTGTGTAATCGCGCTCTGTACCCGGAGCAAGTAGGTCAAGTGGGAATTCAGGTTGTGAACCCGGTTCGATGACCATCTTCTCGTAGATGTTGCTTACAACATCACCGTACATAATACCTTTACGTAGTGGCAATTCAAGAGCTTTGGCAATTTCTCTCTGTGCATCAAGGGCAACAGATTTGTCAGAGCTACCTGAACGCTTTAGTAGATTCATGAAATCTTCGCTTGCAGGACGTGTAAATGACATTCTAATATTCTCCTATTTCTTTATAAATTATGGAAGATTAATTTCGACTTTGGCGTAACCATCACCATCTTTGCCCGTCATGAAACGACCAACTGGTTGTGCGCCGGAATCTAAGAACAAAGCTCTTGTTGATGTAGAAATTAATCCACTATCAGCAACATAAGCGTAATTACCAGCAATTGGTGTACCGCTAACGTGGATTTGGTTTGTAACAACATAGCCTTTACGTAGGATAGTAACTTTACCACCCTTTTGGATTTCGTTCTTGTGCCAGTTAATGTGTTGACGGGTTAGGTCAAGATTAACCATATCATTTAGAAGAATACCGACTGGTACTTTACCTGAAGGATTAGCAGCATATGTAACAACGTTTAGTGATGAATCCATAGCTGCGCCTGATGGAGATGTAGCAGCGCTAACAATACCTGTAGCGTGAACTGCAACACCACCACGTTCTGCAACTTCATTCATGAAGAAACTAACGTCAGTTTGGAATTCGTAACGATCTGATTTTAAAGCCATTTTAGATAAGCTCCTTTAATTACTTAATATTAGCTGTTGATTTTAGAACTTTTTCACTGAACCACTGACTTGCGAAAGATCTAATTGATTCTTCTTCGCCAGCATCCACCATCGGGATTTGATTTGGAGAGGCTTCTGCTGTTTCAAGAACAGATGCGTCTGCTTCGTTGGCATCAACTTCTTCTTCAGCCTTACCAACCTTCATCTTATAATTTCCATCTGGCTTTGTTCTTGGGAAAAGATCATCACCTGTTGGAGTATATGTTGGAGCTGCTGGTGTTTGCATTGGAACACTAACAGTCTTTACTTTCTTAATTGCTGCAACAACAGCTTCAAAAGCATCGTCTGCTAATGATTCAAATTGAGCAAGACTTTCTTGAACAGAAGAACTATCTAGTCCAGCTTCTGCTAAAGATGCCTTTCTCTTTTCCATCATCTTTTCTTTTTTCATTTTCTTTAATTCTTCTTCTGTAGCAGCTTTTGATTCTTTGGCTTCTTCAGCTTCTTTCTTTGCTGCTTCGGCTTCATCTTTTGCCTTTTTGGCATCTTCTTCAGCCTTAACCTTCATTTTTTCTTTTTCTTCTTCAGCATCCTTTAGCTTAGCTTCGGCTTCATCTTTTGCCTTTTTGGCATCTTCTTCGGCCTTTTTAGCTTCAGCAAGTTCTGCTTTCAAAAGTTCTAATTCTTCAGTCATATTAATCTCCTGAGCTTGTGATTCATTAAAATTAATGTTACTTTTATTTAAAATAACGCTTCGAGGATTTGCAGGTTTCTCTACTAATCCTACACCAGAAAATGTAAAATTGCGCAAAAGTCTTCCTACTTTATATCCATCATACTCACCTTTACCGCCATAAGCACGAAGGTGTTTGGTTAAAAATGCAGACGATTCTTCGCGTTTAACTATCTTTTGATTGCCTCTGGAATCAATCATCGCATAATCAAATCCGGGAAAAAGACATTCCATTGAGACATGCCATTTTTTACCATCTTCAATATCAGCTATAATCTTATCCATTCTGCTTTTTAGTTTTTTATCTGACCATGATTTATAAAGAACTGCACCAGTTACAATATCAAAATGACTTGGAACTTGTGACATATCATTAAAATCTGGTAAAATATTTCCACCATCACTCATTGCATAGCAACTTATCATATGACCAATGATATCTTTTTCATCGTGCATATAATTAAATGGTTTATCTACTGGTGATTTTCTTGCATTCCAAGTTTCCGCCGGATCAAAAACATCGTCATTTTTGTTCCAGCCTACACTAGCAAGGATAGATTTAATATGATATAAGTCATTTATAGAAGGCGATGCTTCTGCTACAGCTTTTATGTGGGATACATAATCAGCTTCTATTTCTGTTGGCGTGTATGGAATAACCTCTGCACAAAAAGCAATTGAGTTACTTTTTGCAACAATATCGGCTATACCATCTTTTATTTCTGCTTTGTATATATGCATAGTGTTAATTATACCTCACTGGAAAAATATACACACTTAGCCTTCAATTTCTTCTAATTCTAACAAGTCAACATAAATTGAAGCGTATATATATTTCATTTCGTCTACAGTTGGCTTTCTTGAATTAACATACACAAAATTATTAATTTCAGCATTAACTTTACTTGTAAATTCAGGAGCTGGCTTACCAGTTTTTTCTATCAATTCTTTTATGATTTCTGGAGTCAATTCCATGAAGGGTTCGATATTAGCAAGTAGACAAAGTTTGAGATGTTCTAATTGATCAAACTCTGCTTTTGTAAGCGATCTAACATTTTTCTTATTATAAAAATCAAGAACCATAGGAGTTACCTGTTCTGCTATTGTTTTTTGGACATCATAAGCCCATAGAGTAGCTGCGGTTTCTCCAATAGTTTTTGTTTTTCTTTTAATAACATCTTTTTTACCAGTTGGTCTTCCACCTTGAGGGGCTGGTACTGCCTTTGGGTCTGTTGGATTAGGATTAGAACCAAAGCCTCCGGGAGGTTTAGCTACGGGAGGTGCAGGAATTTTTCTCTTGGGGAGATCAAGTTCATCATGGTAATATTCATCTGATAATCCATCTTTAGTAACAAGAACTTTAGCAACGTCATTTCTAACATTTGGATTATGATATGGACTTGATTTAAATGGTGTGCCGATGTCGGTTCTCCTAGATTGTTCTTCTCTACGCACACGCAATCTTTCAATTTCCGGAAGTTCTCCGAATCTTTCAAGAAGTGTCTGATCAGAAATTATATTTCTATCTGCTAAGTTAATAAGGAGCTGTTTTTCTGCTGCTTCATCAGATAAAATAATATTATCAAATCTAATTTGTGCAGGTACTTTAAAACCCATAGCTTTTTGGACATGCTTGATTTCTTTATCCCAGAATTGTCTTAGAAGAGTTCTACCATATTCAAGACGTTCTATAAGAGTTTTTAAAGATACGTAATTATTAGCATAGCTTCCACCACCTGTGCTAGATCCTGCAAGGCTAGGTGGGATTCCTAATCCTGCATAAATACTTGTAAGAACAGGCTCATATTTTTCTTTTCCAAGAAATTTATATGCTTCAGACGCGCTTTCTTTAAAATCTAATTCTGGACCCCAGATTAAATCCATCGTGCCACCACCTGTATTTGAGGCGATAATATCACGAAGTTTATTGATCACATCTTTCTTAGGAATAATCTTATGTTCTAAACTACCGATTCTCCAAAGACGAATTTGTGAAATAGCGCCATCAAGTGCGGCAATGTCGGCGAGTTTCATTTTTTCAAGCATGATAAGATCGTCGAGAATAGCATAGAGCATTGGATTGGCCCAAACCAACCAGTCATCTTTTTTATAGTAGAAAACTTCAATTGTTTCAGGGTCGATTCTAATTTGTCTCTTACCTTGTTTAATTTGAGCTTGAATATCGGGCGGTAATTTAGAAAAGGTTTGTTTGCCACTCATATCAGCAGCGGTAAATGTGTCGTATGTTGTCTTAGAAAGATTTAATACATAAATAGGTTCGCCTAAGAACATACCGTTATAATAATTCAACACATCGACTGTTAAAGGATTTAAGAAGTCATACATCCAAGGAATTTCTCTTTTGATATATCTTCTATCTACAATTTCTAAATCCGCAGCTACAGTTCTTCTTAGCTCTTCTTCCTTTGCTGCATTGATTTTCGCAGTACTTCTTTTTACGACAACATTGCCACAACGATATAGATAATTAAGAAATCTTTCAGACTTTTCAGCACCTTTAACTTGTTTGAACCAAGCCTTATAAAATCTTTCAATTGATTTATTTGGGTGTACAATATCGATGCCTTGAGAACCAAAGTCACCCATTAAGTCAATAACATTTCTAATAATACCAACTCTATCATATGCATCCATCGCCATCTTTAAGATACGTTTTTGGCGAGTGGGAACAGCTTCTTCTGGACGGAAACGATAATAGTCATTTCGTGTAATGCTTGTACGTACAGATCGATTAGGCTCGATGTCAATATATGAGCGATATGAATAACCAACAGACTTTTGAATTCCATCATTATGCTCATATGCATTTGAAGCATCCGCAAAAGCTCTTTGCTTTGATGAATCGTCCGCCCACGTCGAGTAAAGTTCTATATCATCTGACATTAGTATTGATTCTCCGTTTAATTGTATTGGTAATCCTATTACAATTTAATACACATTAATTCCAGTAGTTATTGTAAATATCTTTCATGTTTTCTGAAAACCAAGCTGGGCCAGAATATAGATCATTACCAATCTCATCACCCTTAACGTATCCTTGGGCAAAACCTACATTTTTATAATATTCTTCATCATATTTAATTACATTTTCTACCCTATCGATATTTCTACCAACCCAATTCGCCATGAGAAGGGCTGAATAACGGTCTTTGCGCAATTTATTCTTTTTTCCACTTCGAGTATCTGGTGTATCCCATCTCTCTCTACCATTATTTGTTTGCGTAATAACAATTAAAGATAATTCATTCTTAAGATCTTCAATTTCCATAACGCAGTCTTCTAATGTATCATGAGTACGATTAGTTCTTTTATCTTCTTCAAGAGAAAGACCTAATGTAGCAGCGTCGAAAAATGGAAATATAATTGCCTTATCTTCCATATCTTTCCTCAATCCATGATTAGCTTCGGCTGTCCATTGGGCGCTAGCGAAATTCATTACTTCGATAATATGTAAGCCAGCTTCACCATCCGTTGGCGATTCTTTTTCTGGATTAATTTTAGGCCATATAGGAGCTTCACCTTCTTTTAATCTATTTCTATCATGTAGTACTTCCATTACTGCTATACCACCACCTTGTGGGTCCATAGCAATCTCTACAGTTGGAAATATTTTCATTAGATTTCTAATCTTACGTGCGCAATATCCATAAAAGTCATTTTCTTCTGTAAGATTATTTTTAATAGATTCTCTATGTCGTTCTCTAGTAGTTGTCCAGCAATATACGACTCTCCTGTGATCGTCATTAATTTCTAATACAACTATAGAAAAGTTATCGACTTCGGATGCAGGGTCAACGCCTATGACATATCTTTTATTTGGATTTCCTCTGGTTGCTGCCTCAAAAAATACTTCTCCACTTCCTAATACTATTGGCTTAGTTTCTGAGCAGACGCAAGATTCTATTAAACTGCGTTTAAAAAATCCTTTACTATCTGTAGAAAAGCAAGCTCCATACTCCATCTGAAAAATTCCAGCGTGTACTGTAGCCCTAGCTCTAGCAATTTGTCCTTCGTCCATAAAACCGGCAGGCAACATGTCAACAGGAATTCTGTATACTCCATAGTCTTTCCAATTGAAATCGTCTGGAACTTCCCCCTTAAATACTTCTGCAAGTTTCCCCCTATCACCTTTACTTTTTACAATTGAATGATATCTTTTCCAATAATCAGCAAAGTGGTTAAAGTCATAGTATGCTGTACCAGAAAGAATGATTTGGTTTGATCTGTAAAACTCAGAATTATCAGCGACTTCATCTAGTAGCACACCCAACTCTTTGGCCCTTCGTTCTTTTGCCCTAGCCTTAACTTTTTCTATAGGCGAGCTTGCAACAGCAGCGAAACCAGCGACAACATTTTCAAAAATATCTCTAGGGATCGATGCAAATTCGTCAGCAACAATATCATTTGCGCGCTGACCTCTAATCTTTTGACCATCACCTAATGGCAAGAAGGTAATTATACTTCTATTAATACGAACTGTACATCTGTCAACATCGCGGGTTGTTCCACTGCTCTGATCACAGAGATCCCTTAGTATCGGAGCATTTCTCCAGATATTTTCAGCGTATTCAAACAAAACTTTAGATTGTCGGAACGCTGCGCCTACGACCACTATCTTCCGTTCCGGCAGAAAAAATGCTCGAAGCATACAATATAAAGATAATAAGAAAGATTTACCAAAGCCACGCGAACCAACAAGCATTGGGAACTTCCTGTTCCACATATCATACAAAATTAGTGCCTGTGTTGGTGATATTTCTACATTAAATATATATTTACAAACAAAAGAGAAGTATTCTGGTCTCGTCATGAGCCATGCAAGTATCTCAGGAACTTTTGTTTTATCTTCACCTGCTAATTCATAAGTATAATCCAGAGGATTGAATAACTTATTTTCATCTACATCTATATTTAGCCAAGCGTCATTTAATTTCTTCTCTATAGCGTTCATAAGTTCTCTTCATTAGTGATAAAGCGGCCTTATTCGCAAAATATTTACTTCCTGCGAATATAATATTAACATTATATTTTAATTGGATCTCCATAACCACTTTTAATAAGTACTTTCCATTGATTCTACTAGTTTTTTGTAGCTTTTCATTAGGTCTATGGAATGGATATTCGATTAAATCCTTTAGAGGAAACTCGCAAATAATAAAAGCGTGACTATAAGATTGCATCCTAGCTAATTCACGCATAAAACGGTCATAATCTCGACCTAAATTGCCAGCAAATTCTTCTATACATCCTTTTCTTTCGATAACCAACTTATCTTCTAAGCCTTTGACAGTATAATCACCAGTTTTTAATGTTCCGATCTCCTCTGCCACTGTATGTTCATAGTGAAATTCCCAAGGAGTTTGCTCTCTAGTGTCGCGAATTATAGTAAAATCAGGTTCTTTTTGCATTTCTCTGTACTATTGCTAAAAATGATGATTGAAAATGTACTTCTTTTCCAGTTATTTCTTTATGGCATGTCTTACAAAGGGTGATCCCGTTTCCGGGATCAAACCTTAGCGTTCCAGCATCAGCCCAAGTCATAATATGATGGACTTCTAATTGTCTGCGATTACGGGATTTACACATTTGACATGTGTGCTTGTCCCTTTTTAGCACTTCCACTCGAAACTGCGTGTACAGCGGGTCTTGATAGTTTCGCTTCTTCGACATCGCTATGCACCATTCTTTCTACAAGTTTGCTAAATGATACTTCAGGCTCCCATTTTAGTTGCTTTTTTGCTTTGGCAGGACTTCCCAAAAGAAAATCAACTTCAGCAGGACGGTAAAAAATAGGATCGACCACCACATACTTTTCCCAATCTAATCCATATAAACTAAACGCTTCAGTTAAGAACTCTTTAATAGTATGAGTTTCACCCGTTGCGACAACATAGTCATCGGGTTTAGGTTGTTGAAGCATCAACCACATTGCTTTAACATAATCTTCTGCATGACCCCAGTCACGACGAGCATCAAGATTTCCAAGGCGTAGCTTAGGGAATTTTTTATCTTTATCACTTGCTAAGAATTCTCCTAACCATTTAGTGATTTTACGTGTAACAAACTGCTCTCCTCGACGTTCACTTTCATGATTGAATAAAATACCGGAAGAAGCAAAGATATTATAGGAATCACGATAATTACGAACTAAATGATGTCCGGCAAGTTTAGCAATTGCATAAGGCGATTGGGGATAGAATGGAGTTTCTTCATTTTGAAACTTGATAGGATCTTCACCATAATCATTAGTTACAACTGTAAAGTTTTTTCCAAACATTTCGCTGGAAGAGGCTTGATAAAATTTAGTGTCTGTGCTACAATTTCGTATAGCCTCAAGACAGTTCAGAACACCTCTGGCGGTAATATCCCAAGTTGTTCCGGGCTGTTCAAAGGATGTCTTTACGTGAGATTGCGCACCTAAGTTATAAAACTCATCAACTTCATAATCATTTAGCAGACGATAAAGGAAACCCTCATCTGTAAGATCACCCTCAATCAAATTAAACCTTTTATTTGCTACGCAATTAGCAAGGCGAGAAAAATTAGGCTGTGATGTTCTACGATAAATTCCTAGCACTTGATATTTTTTACTGAGAAGAAGTTCTGCTAAATAAGATCCGTCTTGTCCTGTAATTCCTGTAATTACCGCTGTCTTCATTGTTTATCCTTCTACTGTTTCCGGGGTTAAAAACGGTTGATCGGTGATCCCATCTTCATACGTGTGGGCTTCACTCAATCTTGACCTTTCAATATCCATAGCTAAACGCATTTTTTCCATGTCTAAACCAGCCGTTCTCCTAAAATCTGAATCCATAATAATCTTCTTAATTAAAGAGGCGAATGTTGTCTTGCTATCTTCAATCGCCTTGATACGTTGTTCGCGAGTACCCTTTAAATCCTTAAGCATTGCGGACTTTTTGGTTTGAAGATCTTTATAGTCACGAGATATTGCTTCTTGAGAAGCCTGTAAAACGGCAACTTGTCTATCTATATTTATTATACTATCATAATCAGGTTCAGTTTCGCGCAGCTCGTCTTGTTTTAACTCTTGTAAATTATGAATAGCCTTGATGTTTTCATTTTGGGCTTTTAAACTTCTATTCATAAGAATTTCAAGTTTAATTGTATCCACGATCTGTATTTCTTCAGTATGGAAAACGTCTTCGCGAAACTGAGACCACATTTTCTTCCAGTGGAAGACGAACATTTCCAGCTCGTCTTCATTAAACTGGCCCTCTAGATCCTTCCAATAGGCTTTTTCCTTAAGCTCATTGAGCGCCTCGACTTCTTTGCGGTCGCTGGCATTGATTCCAATATTTTTTTTAATCCACAATAGAACAGATTTAGGATCACGATCAAGAATAGTTGCTATATTCTCATATGACATGTCCTTTACATGCTCTTTAATATATGCTTGTTCGTTTAAGTCGAGTCGCCCAGTACGCATTATTCGTAAAACCTTTCTAAAATTTTCTTTAGCTCCGATAGGAGATTCGATTTTTTAGTTTTGGTAAGAGGTTGATCATTTTTAAATCGCAAAAAATCGCTTCGCAGATTAGCAGGTAAATGAATATCTATATACTCATATAGTTCGCGCTCTTCGAGATTGTCCGAGCATTCGGAATTATTGACTAAGTATTTGATGCTATCAATACTTGAAGCGTCAAGTAGTTTCTTTTTGCCGTTTTGAATTTCTTGAGCTTTGCCTTCATCGGGGCGGTAATAGTTGTCGCGCTTGAAATTTTTTAGTCTATTTTTAATATGAATAGACAAAAAGTTTTCCAAGGGGCGAACACCATCATAGCGATTCATTGCTTCCATTCCGATGATAAATGCTTCTTGGGCAATATCATCTTCTTCGTAATTTGGAAAAGTGAATTTACTTGCTAGTCGGCGAGACACTCGCGTTATTGTCGTTACTACCTGTTCCTGCGTCATATTCTGGGGAATCTTCAACTTCTTTTCCTTTCTTAGTTGACTTTGGCTTGGACGGTGCTACAATAACAGGGTCGGGGACTTGTAGGTCTGCGGCCACTGATTTTTGTAGTTCCGGGGTTTCGCGGACAAGAACTTCCACTGGTATATAAGGTCTCATGAAAAGATACTCCTCTTTTGTAAAGAAAAAACTATGCGCAATACAACTATACTTAATAGTAATTATACACATCTGACAGTTGTTAGCTGGAAAAGGGGTCTTCGACTCCTTATGGCAGAAAAGGTAATTCCCATAGACTTCTATGATGACTATGAGTTGGTTACTGCTGGCGGCGATGTGTATCAACTACCAAAGACTGTTGTTCTAAAGAAATATGTTAAACTTCCTGATCGTATGTATAGACCAAATAGAAGAAACATTTTTCTACGAGATAATTATAGCTGTGTGTATTGTGAAAAGCAACTTAGCAGTGAAGAATTATCAGTAGATCATGTTTTACCTAAAAGTAGAGGTGGAAAAGATACTTGGGATAATCTGGTCACTGCATGTAAAACATGTAATTGCGCTAAGGGAGATAGAACGCCGGAAGAGGCGGGGATGGAAATAAAGAGATGAATTGTTTTGTCACAAATAATATAAATCAGAGTAGACATAGAGAGTTGCTTGAGAGATTTATTTTGAAGCATTTGCTGGATAAGTACAATAACAATGAGGTCATTATTAAAAATGACCTCTTCTGTTACGTAGAAGTGCCTGATCTGGATGTTGATCTACAGTTCCTGAGAGTTGCTTTTGGGGACTTTAAAGAAATCACAGTGAACAGGTTCGGTGTACATGTTCTTTATTGAGTTTCTGTAATCTTATTATATTGGGTGATACTTTATTTTTTTTGGGTGTGAATTTTGTAAGACTCACCCGCCGATTTTTGGGGGTGTACACTCAGTCAGCTAGTGAACAAAAAACCACCACCCCCTGTTACGGGGGGCGATGGTCGCTGTAGAATGACATCAGTATACCTATACAGAACATCACTATGATAAACGTGCGCTCACCTGCCTTTCCATATATCAACGAACGTTGATACGATCATAGCACTATACAGAATGACAGGTGAACCGAATATCACAGCTATCGCAAACAGGTTCATACTCACCTCACTTTCCATACCTATTATATCGGCATAGTCAAGAAAAATCAATAGAGAATCCCTAGAAAACTTTTTTGAAAATATTTGAAAAAAGAGGCTTTACACTATTGACATGAGGCCCGATTGACGATATATTATATATATAAGGAATCAAGCAACGGACCTAACACAAGGGACACGACAATGACCTACTCAACGATCTACAACTTCTTCTACAACGGCAACCATAACATGTTGATCGGCCTGCCGGTGTCAACCTCAACTCTCAACTCTCACTTCACCCACTACGGCAACGGCGTTTACGAAATGTCCGGTTTCATCCACAGGGGTATGGAATTCATTACCGTCACAAACGGGATTGTCTCCCACGTATCTAACAACTATTGATACGAGTCGCAAGTCCTGACCCCGCAAGGGGTTGGGGCGAGCGCGGCTGGGGGCCACCTCGTAAGTCGTTATGTAGTAAGCGTTTATGTCGATGACAACTGTAGTAGAAAAATATTTTGAAAAAATCATTTGTACAGTATTGAACTCTATGGGGTAATGTGCTATATTATATATATAAGGAATGAGGAATGAGCCTCACCTAACTACGAAGGAAAGAACGATGTTCCGATACCTGTGCTACCTGTGCGATGAAATCTTCTGCTCCAACCTCACCATCGACCAACTGCCCACGGTGGACGGCGAAATCGTCTGCTCATGCTGTCACAAAGAAATAATCCAAAATACTCTTGACTTCCTCTCCTGAATAGTCGATAATATAAGTGTAAGGAATGAGCCTTACACAACTCCAAAGGATACCGATATGAGCGACTTCCTCAGCCAACAAC